TAACCCATTCGTTAGAAAAGTATTTTCCAATGTATTCATCCAATGATGAAAGAACTTCCAAACGCTCTCTAAGAATTTCATTTTGTTTTAACTCTGCAAAATGAGAATCCCTAGTCCATACATACTCTATTGCATCTTTAATTTCGTACCAATCGTCATCTTTAATAATACCTTTAAGAAGAAGTTGGACTCTAAGTAAATCTGTAAATAAAGCTGAAAATCTTTGTCGTATTCTATTTATGAATTTAGAAAATTTTACTTCATCACGATTAATCTCTGATGTTCTTCCAAGATTAAAGGCTGTTGCATCTGTACCTTCAATTCTTGAAATTGGAATATTCAAAGATTGATAAAGCTTCTTTCTAAAATATTCTATATCTTCAATTTCACCAAGATTTTGTCCAGATGGTAATGTGTTTATTTCAGTACCTCTACCACCCTCTCGTCTTGGCAACCAGAAATCTTCCAGCATTGACATCTGTTTTTTCTGATCTTCTACTTCACCAGTAGCTGCATTATAAACAACTTTCTGTTTATACTTGTCCATAACAGAACGTAAATATTGTTCTGCTTTTAGTTTTGGTAAATTACCAACATCTATATAAAAAATTCGTCTTTCGGGTGCCCTTGCCAAACGATAGATAACAAGAGAATCTTCAATCATTCTTAACTGATTGAATGGCTTAATAGCTTTATAAAGATAACCAATAACTACTTGCTTCTGTGAATCAATCATACCAGAATGAACATAAGAAATAGCATCAAGTGATACTTTAACTTCTTCATTCATTTTACCACCAGGTAAAAATTGACCTGTGCTTTGATCTGGTTTATAAATGAAATATTCATCTATCTCTTTTATAAACTCAACACCAGTTACAGTATCTTTTTCTCTTTTTATTTCTCTTACTTTTTTGATGTCAAGAGCATCAATAGGTATTAAAGATTTAATACCTTCTTTTTGTTTTGTTTTGTCAATAACAATATGATGGTATAACTTACCATCAATATACCATTTCCTAAATGTATCATAACCTGTTTTATTGAAATCTAAAATTTCAACAAGTTTTTTAAATTCATCAGTAATCTTTTTCTTGATTGACTGACTTTGTTCTAATTTCTCTAAAGACAGATTTACAGAGGATTTACCAGTTTCATGTAAAACAGCTTCATTTATAACATCCGTGATGGCTAAATCTACTTCTTGTGTCATTGCCATTTCACGATACTTTTGAATTAAAAGATTTTCATCTTTTGCATCAAGATCAGTATTGAGATATGTTCCTACAAATCCCCCGCCCTCGACATAGGTAATTGCACCATCATCATTTTCGGGTGTTACAAATGTTTTTTCTGTTTTCTTTTTAGAAACTGTAAATCCAAATAAGTCAAATGCCATATTATCATCCTTTGTTCATTATGAAAAATAAAGGGGAGTAAACTCCCCTTCATCAAATTTATTTTTATATTCCAAATGTAGTGCTACCACCTACTCGGACACCACCGATTGAAGTATTAAAACCAATATCAATCCTACTATTACTACCAGTTGAAGCAACTTCAGGCAGACTAGTATTATACCAGTTATTAACGGCAAATGTTACCTGAAATTCCTCAGGTGTGTCATTTGTACTAAAATCCAGATCAATAGCAGCTAGATTTGTTGGGTATATACCTTCAACAATATAATGAGCTAATGTGTTACCATTAGTATCTAATTGTTCAACACGCCCTTCACCATATACTGCGTTAGATTTAACAGCACTAGCAATATTGGTATGACTAGAAATGGATTGCATCCAGCGTTCAAATGTAGAACGAACAGCCCATTGACCATCAGAAAATACTGTAATAGTCCAATCTTCAAAAGTCCTGTCGCCAGGTACTTTCAACTGTCGGCCACGATATGGAACATCTATATTGCCGATAGTAGAAGCTGGAATACTAGTTGCTTTTCCCAAAAATTCTAGTGGAATACCACCTACAGGAGAATTTGCAATCCTAACTCTAAACTGATTTGGTCTTACTCCACCCCTAAAATTCTTTGCAAATTGTGAAATATTACTCATTTTTTGTTACTCCTTTATTGTTTAATATATTTATAAGTCTTAACCACCGATTTCTGAAAAAGAAACATCAGTTCGTGCGGCAATAAAATTAAGCTGAATGAAGTTGATAGAACGATTTGGCTTAATGTAAATATCACCAACAAACTGATTAGAGTCAATAACCTGACCAGTATTATTTGTGCTATCACAAACTACTTTAAAGTCTGTAATACCTCTTCGACCTTCTACTTCACTCAAGAAAGGTGTAACAACACTTACAAATTGAGCTCTTGTAAACTCATCATTGAACTCAAATAAGAATGATTTAGCTGCAATAGAAATTGCTTTTTCAAGAATAATAAACAACCTTCGTACATTGATTCTATCAAATGCACTTGGAGTTATTTGCATAGTTTTATCACCAAATAGGATTGATCCTACTCCTGGTTGAGTTACAACTGGATTTGTACCAATCTTATATAATTCATCTCGGTGAGCTCTTTGAGCATCCCAACTTGGTCTTACAATATTTTTAATAACACCTCTGTTAAAACCAGCAGGTGAAAACCAAGGATCATTCGTAAAGTCTGTTCTTGCACAAAGACCAGCAATATCTCCGTTCATTGGAGCATATACAAAATCATCTCGGTATCTGTCATATTGATATTTCCAAGCACTATCCATAACTGCATAATTGGATGATCCTAATTTGCCGTTATCAGTAACCACGGCGTCCACATGGAGTTGAGCTGAAGTTTTACCTATAGCACTTGTTCTGTCTGGTGAAAAGAAACCAACACAATCTTTTCTTACTTCCAGAACACCATCAATAACCAGTTTTCCTTGATCTGGATCAATAGGTCCACCCATGAGTAATGTTACATCAACAATTTCTGGATCAGCAAAGTTATCTAAGAAACCATTAACTCTTTTATTAGAATTTCTTTGTACTTTTGCTCCATCTTTTCCCTCAGCACTTGCATTAGCACCAAGAGAACCACCCATGATTTTTACACTAGTGCCAGGATGATCTACATTGATTGTATTAAAAACTGCACCAGCTTTAACACTACCAACTGCTGTTGCACCGTCTGTTGATGTTGAATCTATATTGGCTATGCTACCCAACCAAATATATCTTGATTCATTTTTAAGAACTTTCTCAATGTAATTATTTGAACCATCAAAACGCAAAGCATCACTTGCTTTACTAACGTATGCAAATGTTTCAAGAACTTCACCAGCTGTGCCAGTAAACTGTCCATCTTCATCAATAACGATAACGTGCATTTCGTCATTACCAGTAGTAGCACCACCATTAGCTTTGATTACGTCTTGAGAAGTTGCGGGCGCACCATTGAAATTTTGAAAAAAATATGTTTCATCAGCTGTTCGGTTAGCTGCAGTTTTAGCAATCATAACTGCCCAACCTGCTGAGTCAATAACAAGTGCTTTTAATGTATTTCCTAGTTTACCGGGATATTTTGCAATAAATAACTGATCGGTATAAGTTGTTTCTTCATAACGATCTACATTATCAGTTTTAATTGCTGTTCCTTCGTGAACACCTGAAACGGCTGCGTTACGAGCATCCTCCTCGGTAACTCTTACTTGAATTAAATTGTTTGAATATGATAGATAATTTGCAGATGTAAAAAAATCTTCAAATGTATCTGCGTCTGGTTTACCGAATTGACTTACTAAGTCATCTTCAGAAATTACTATTGTTCTTTGATTTACGGGACCCCATTGGAATTGACCAACTGCTGCACCAATACTGGTTGAAACACTAGGTACAACCGTAGTTAGATCAACTTCGCTGACGTTTACGCCCGGACTTACTTGAAATGGCATTTGTTATCTCCTTTACAATTAATTACATTTTTTATATTAATATATTTTCATCAATTGCTCAATAATCTATTTTTAAGAAACTGTTTTCCAAATTGTCCCATCAGAATCAATTTCAAATTCATCTTGATTCAAGCCATTATCAATAATTCCAAATGGTGTCGTTAAATCTTCTAGCTGGTTTAATTGGTTTTGGTATAAATTATCTCTTATATTCTGTTGGCTTAAATCTTTAAAATACTGTTGATCTATTAGCCATGCAAACAACACCAATGTTATAACCAAATCATCATGTGTTCCTTCTTCACCTGAGTAGGACTCACCAGTAGCAATAAATGTTGTTAGTTCTGATATAATATCGTAGTCATTGAACAAGAGTTTATTTTCTTCAATCAAAGATTTTAGATTAGAACAACCAATCTTTTTCATTGTCTTTGTTGTTCTAACACCAAAAGCTGATTCTTTTCTTGCTCCACTACTTAGTTGTTGACCATGCCTTCCATACCATGATGTTGAATATAAATGCTCATACTCTAAATCGTGGTGTAAAACATCTGCAACTTGTGAACCAATATCATTTATTTCTACTAAAATATACGCATAATTATATCTCTTTCCTATAGTATTTATAATATTCGGGAAGTGTAGGGGTGCCACCGTGTTATTCCTATACTTTGCTACTACTTTATATGGAATTTCTGTTATATCGAACACCGAAAACGCCGAATAATCGTGTCCTTGACCCCTTGCAACATCTACTGTTATCGTATAAGTACGCTCAGGATTCGGCTCTTCGTGAATATCTAAACCATCTTTTGAGTATATGGGGTCATTATATGACAGCTCTTGGAGCTTTTCAGTCGAAACAAGTGTGTTAGTTGACCCCAAAAACTCTGCTTCATACTCTTGCCTGAAAGCATCTTCACCAATAGTTGATACAGTTCGCTTATACCAATCATTATCTCTCCCGGGAACATTTGACCAATGTACTCTAAATGGATGAAATGTATTATTTCCATTTTCAGCATCATTCCAAAACTTGTAAAACAAGTTAAATCCATTTGGAGTAGATACTATAATAACTTTTGTTTCTTTACCAGATGAAATCGTAGGATAAACTGAACGAATAAACTCATTTGCAATATGCCTTTGAACGTGAGCAAATTCGTCAAGTAGAATACAAGAAAATGAAAATCCACGAATTGC